AACCGGCAGCAGACGGAAACAATAAATTTAAAGGGAAGTATTTCCAGGGATTTTTAACAGAAATCGAATATACAGCAAATGCAGATGAATTCGTAGAAGTATCCCTTACGTTTGGTATTAATGGAACGGGAGAAGACGGAGACATCACCATTACAACAAGCCAGAAGGAACAGGCCTACGCTTTCGCAGATACACCAAAAACAGGTGCCTAAATCATTAAAGGAGGAAGATAAATGTTTGAATTAGAAATGAATGGACAGGTATATCAGTTTAAATTTGGAATGGGATTCTTAAGAGAAGTAAATAAGATGACAACTATTCCAGTAAAAAAAATTCCAGGTAAGGAAATGAACATCGGAATGCAGTATGCATTTGGAGAGTTACTGGATGGAAATGTCGAGACTTTATGCGATGTTTTATTTATTGCAAATAAGGGACAGAATCCTCGATTGAAAAAAGAGGATATTGATATTTATATTGAGGATGAGAACACGGATATAGACGATGTGTTCAAGCAGGTGATTGATTTTTTAAAGTCAGCGAATGCTACGAAGAAAATCACAGCGGAAGTGCTGAAGATGATGGAGAAGCAGAAGAAAGCGGCAGAACTGGAAGCGGCAAAGGAAAAGAAAGCGGAGAAGAAACAGAAGTAAAAGACTTTGAGGAGATATACAAACAGATAGCTCTTGAATGTTTTCAGTACTTAGGATTTAAGAGCTTTGAGGAAGTAGATAGTCTCACAATCCCCGAATGGAAATTATTAAGAAAAGCAATAGAATTGAAACAGGAAGAAAAAGATTATAGAAATCATTTACAGGCGTTTCTGAATTTCAAGGCAAAAGCCAGAAAGAAATCAGGAAGGCCTGTTTTTACTATTTTTAAAAAGTTCTACGACCATGAAGCAAACTTAAGAGAAATCATGAAAGAAGAGAACAAAACAGACCGATTTGCAAGAGTAAAGCAGCTTTTAAAACGAGAGGAGGGATAGACTAATGTCAGAATCATACAGTGTAGAGGCGATACTTAGCGCAAGAGATGCAGGATTTACTGCCGGGATGAAAGCTGCACAGAAGTCTACAGAATCTCTCGGTTCAATACTGAAAAAAGGAATCGGATTCGGAGCTTTTGCGGCAGCAGGTGGCAAAGCGGTATCGGCAGTTACAAACAATTTGTCCGGTCTTGTTGCTGGAATGAATGAATCTAGTGCAACCTGGAAGACCTTTACGGGCAATATGACAATCGCAGAAAAGTCTACAAAGCAAATCACAAAGGTACGAAAAAACTTACAAAAATTTGCCGAACAGACTATATACAGTTCTTCCGATATGGCTTCTACATATGCACAGCTTGCGGCGGTAGGAACAAAGAATACTACAAAACTGGTAAAAGGCTTTGGAGGACTCGCCTCTGCCGCCGAGGACCCACAGCAGGCGATGAAGACACTCTCGCAGCAGGCTACCCAGATGGCGGCAAAGCCGAAAGTGCAGTGGGAAGACTTTAAACTCATGGTTGAACAGACTCCTGCTGGCGTATCAGCGGTTGCGAAGACAATGGGAAAATCTACCCAGCAGATGATTAAAGATGTCCAGGATGGCAAAATAGCAACAGAAGACTTTTTCAATGCTGTAGCCAAGACGGGAACAAATAAGCAGTTTACGAAGATGGCAACAGAATATAAAACGGTTGGTCAGGCAATGGATGGACTGACAGAAACAGTCAGCAATAAGTTACAACCAGCGTTTGATAGTGTTTCATCTGTAGGAATTAAGGCAGTTAGTGCAATTACAGACTCGCTTGATAAGATAGATGGAAAAAGTGTTGCAAAGAAAATTGGAAGTATTGGGAAAAATGCAGGAAAGTACTGGGAAGTATTAAGCTCAGACACAAAAGAAGCACGAAGTGCAATTGGTTCAGCAGTGAGTGCAATAGGAGGCAGTTTAGAAAAATTAAATGGGTCTTTTGGCTCTACTGAATCGGTATCAAATTTTAAAAGTGTAGTAGACGGAGCTGCATCTGGTGTTTCTAAGTTTGCTGGATTTTGTGAAAAAAATTCAGATTCTATCGCAAAACTAATCACGGTACTTCCGAAAGTACTGATAGGCTATAAAGCATTTAAGATTGTAAAGACACTTGCTCCCGGAGTAAGTAGTTTTTCAAAGGCCATATTATCTTTATTAGGAAAAGGCATTGGAGGATTAGCTGCAAAATTGTTTGGAGTTGCCGCAGGAGAAACAGCAGCAGGAAACTCGGCAAAAGTAAGCAATAAGGCGATGCTAACAATGGCAAAAAGTACAATGATGCTTGGTGTTGGAGTATTAACGATTGCCGCAGGCTTTGGAATACTGGCAGCATCCAGTATAGCACTTGCAAATTCTGGGGGAGCAGCAATAGGAGTAATGGTTGGAATGACAGGTGCTTTAGTGGCTCTTACTATCGGAGGAATGGCGGCAATGAAAGCCTTTTCACAAACTCCGAAAAGAGCACAAGCAGGTGCAACAGCGTTACTTGCATTGGGAACAGCGGTTGTTCTTGTTGCCGCAGGTCTAGCTATTATGGCAGCATCCAGTATAGCACTTGCAAATGCCGGGACACCAGCAATTGCTTGTATGGTTGGTATGGTTGTCGCGGTTGTGGCATTAGCAGCAGGTGCGGCAGCAATTGGACCGGCTCTTACAGCCAGTTCGGTAGGATTAATAGCCTTTGGAGCAGCAGTTGTTCTTGTGGGAGCAGGGGCACTTTTGGCAGCAGCGGCGATTAAAGTTATTTCGACAACCCTTCCTACTTTATCAGAATATGGTACATCTGCCGCAGTGTCCATAGCGGCTTTAGGTGCAAGCATGGTAGCCTTTGGAGCAGGAGCTTTAGTAGCAGGAGCAGGATGTGTAGTGCTGGGAGCGGGCCTAGTTGTAGTTGGGGCAGGAGCAGTTATAGCTGCCGCAGGAGTAATAGCACTTGGAGCTGGTGCCACCCTATTAGGAGCTGGCCTTGCTATATCTGCCGCATCGGTTACTGTTTTAGCAGGAACTCTTCCGGCACTTGGAGCTGGTGCTATAGCGTCAGCCGCAGGATTTACGGCACTTTCAGCATCGGTATTAATGCTGACTCCGGCATTATTAGCATCCTCGGCTGGTCTTGTAGCAATAGCCGCCGCGGCAGCAGTTGGAGCAGGTGGGCTTACTATATTTGGTGGAGCAATGATTGTTGCAAGTGGAGGGACTGTTATATTAGCGGGAACACTGAAGCTTGTGAATTCTAGTATGAAAACAATTGCCAGTAATGCAAAAAGTGCAGGAAAATCTTTAAAAGGTATGCAAAGTTCTGTTAAGACAACGAGCGCAGGGCTGGATGCTATTGGAAGTAAGGCAAAATCGGCAATGAGTAAGTTGATCAGTGCTTTTTCAAACGCTTCTGGGAAGGCAAAAAGTTCTGGACAAAAAGTTGGAACGGGATTTATACAAGGAATGCAGCCGGGGTTGAATAAAGCCCCTAATGTTGCATCCTCTGCCGTATCAAAAGTAAATGCAAAGTTGCGTTCTGGCCGTTCTGGGGCACATGCTGCAGGTGCTTATATCAGCCAAGGTTTTGCACAAGGAATGAGTTCTTGTCTGGGACAGATTGAAGCAGCGGCATCCAGAATGGTAGCGGCAGCGGACAAAGCAATCCGGGCGAAAGCTAAGATTCATTCACCATCGAAAATGACAGAAAAAGATGGTAAATTCATGGGAAGTGGTTTCGCAAAAGGAATTAAAAAAAGTACTGGAAAAGTAAAGAAAGTAAGCGAGAAGCTTACCAAGGCAGCTCTACAAAAGAAAAAGACAAATGTATATGCAAAGGCTATAAAATCAAAAGTTTCCTATGGAATTAAGGCAGGCTTAAAGAGCGTAAAGAAAAAAACAAAGAATCTTCTTGGTTCATCCAAAACGACTCTATTGAAAGCTAACCAGAATCGACAATATGAAGACATGGCAAGTAAGGCAATAGATAAGTATAAGACAACAATCAATAAAAAAGTTTCTTCTACAACGAAAAGTTTAAAGAAGAAAGTTGATGCAGTCACAAAGTCTTATCAGAAAAAGTATAAGAAAAATGCGAAGCTGAAAAAGGCATATACAAACGCAGGCAAAGGGTTGAAAGAGAAAATCACAAAGAAGATAAAGGCACAGGGCAATGCAGCAATCAAGGCAGTAGATAAGACTTTTACAGCTTTAGGAAAGAAGTATCAGAAAAAATACGATGCAATAGCAAGTGACCGTTCTAATTTTCTTTCAAAGATGTCTGATTATGGGGATTTGTTCAAGTCAGATGATTACGGCTTTATCTCTCTTGTTAATTTCAAATCTCAGACAAATCAAATCAACGCTCTTGCGAAAAATATGGAGCATTTAAAGAAAGTATTGCCTTACAACATGATGAAGGACATTCAAGCACTTGATACCGCACAAGGACTTAAATACACAAATGAACTTCTTAAAAAGGGTGATACCTGGTTGAAACAATACGGTAAGGATTATACAAACTTCATAGCAACAGCGAAGAAAAACGCAAATACTTACTATCAGCCATACATTACAAAGCTTGATACAGAGTATGTCAATGCAGTAACAAAAGCAATCAAAGACTTGCAGA